CCATTACGCTTGGTATAACGAAGAGGCATACGAGGACTTATTAGCCTTTATTAAAAAGTATGAAAACAAATTAGACAAACCAGTATTTTTTAACCCAATCAATAACAATGACACAGAAACAACGCATCTTGAATCACTTGCTTACGGGCAAGACCTTGACACCAATCCAGGCTTTAACGAAGTACAACAGTCTTAGACTTGCAGCCGTAGTATTTGAATTAAAACGCAAAGGCTACAAAGTACAAACGGAATTAATAAACGTAGGTACAAAAAAACGTAGTAAATTAGTTGCTCAATATTCAATTAAAAACAAATAAAATGACAGAAAAAAAATGGAGTGCAGGTGCTTGGAAAAAGACCACCGCTAAAGGAGAAGTAATTAATTTTACAATCAATGATGTGCGTTATTCAATGTGGGCTAATGCCTATAAGACAGAGGATAAGCAACCAGATTATAAAATCTACGTGAATGACTTTACCCCTGAAAACAAAACAACTTATTCTAAACCAAAAGAAGATACGGAAGGATTGCCGTTTTAATTATGCTAAATAGAAAAAAAGACATTTCAATAAAACAACTTAAAGACTTATATTATTCTCAGCGTAATACCCATGTTCTATTACACGAAATGATGCAACAACTTGGGCTAATAGGCATAGAAGACAATGAGCCTTTAGGTGCTGATATAGAAGTTAGGAGCATTATAAAATTAGTAGATGAAGTATTCGAGTGCGATGTTTTAATGAAAGACAGGTCTTTAAAAACTACCTTTGGGCGTAAAGCGGCTGCGTATTTATTGAGGCGATATACTAAATTAAGCCTAAGAGAAATAAGTGCATACACTGGTACTAAAGACCATACTACTGCAATTCATAACATTAAACAAGCTAATAATCTAATTGACACAGAAGATTGGTTTAAAGACAAAATGAAAAGAATTTGTCGAAAGATTGAACTTGTAGAAAATTAGTCTATATTTGTAAAAAAAGACACATAGGCGAACTGCGAACCGACTATGTGTTTAGTGGTTAAATAACAATAACCCTGGTAGTTCGCAGCTATCGGGGTTTATTTTTTTTATGGCAAAAGACCCAGCTTTTTTATTTTATCCAGGTGACTACGTAAGTGGCACAATGGGAATGACATTTGAAGAAAAAGGTGCTTATATGGACCTTTTAATGCTTCAATTTAATAGAGGTCATATGAATACGCATATGATACAACATACGGTTGGTCACTTGTGGGAACAAGTGAAATGCAAGTTTATTCAGGATGATGAAGGACTATGGTACAACATTAGGCTTGATATTGAAAAAGATAAGCGTAAAACATTTACTGAGTCAAGGCGTAATAACATTAAAGGTAAACAAAAAACTATCGAAAATGCATCATATGAAATTCATATGGATAATCATATGACTCATCATATGGAAAATGTAAATGAAGATATAAATAAAGATATTATTACTAATAAAAGCAAATGTAAATTAGAAGAAGTTTTAGAGTATTTTAGTATACGTTTAGGGATGGAACAAGGTAAAATAGAAGGAGAAAAATTCTTTAATTATTACGAAAGCAATGGCTGGAAGGTAGGTAAAAACCCGATGAAAAACTGGAAAGCTGCTGCAAACAATTGGATAACTAACACAAATAAATATGCAAAAGGAATTACAACAAATCAGCCAAAACTTAATAAACACGAACTCGACAACCTTAACAACTACAACTATATCCACTCTACTACCTATGGAGCGGGAGATTATGCAAGGCTTTTCGGGGGAGAGGATACGCAGCCTAAACTCTACCATATTTAAACAAAACCTTGTTTATTTGATGCAGCTTGTAGGCATTACTAATCCTGGAGAGGTTAAACTTGCGATTTTAGAGGATTGGATTATTTCGGAATATGGGTACTTCACAATAAACGAAGTTAAGGTAGCGTTTAAACAAATGGTAGCTAATGACTTTATAGACCACTACCAGAATTTTAGTCCTGCTTATTTTAGTCAGGTTATGGAAAGATATAAGAAAAAAGCAAATGAAATACGTAAGATGATACCACAAGAACGAGAAGAAGCAATACCGCACTTAACTGATTTAGAGATAATAGATTACAGTTACCAAGAATACAAATTGTTAGAAAACAGAACATTTGATAGGGTGTTTAATCCGCTATCCGTATTTACAAAGCTAAACGCTACAGGCATAAAGAAGTGGACTAAAGAAGATGAAGCAGAAGCTAAAAAGAAACTTATGGAGATTATAACCTACAAAGCAAATAGAATGGATATAATCAGCGCAAAGCAGTATCGTGACGAATGGACTGAACAATGGTTAAAGAACCAAGCCAGAGCAGTAGCGGTTGCTTTATTTTTTGATTTGCAAATTAAAAATGGTAAAGTTTCATTTCTTTAATATAGTTTTGTAATATGACGGCAAACGAATTAACCAAAGAAGCTATAAAGACCCTGAATAAAAACGGGGCTTTTGTATGGCGTAACAATAACCTTGCCGTAAGAGGAAGAACGTTTATTGGGCTTAAGGGAGTTCCAGACGTTGTAGGGTTTACTAATCAAGGTGTAGCCGTTTATTGTGAGACAAAGGCAATAGGTGATAAATTAAGCACTTACCAAATAGCGTTTTTAAATTTAGCAAAGGCATCGAAATGTTTATGTTACATAGCAAGTGAGGAAAATGGAAAACTTACATTAACCGAATATGACCCGCAATAGCATTATAGAAAAGTTATGGAATAGCCAAGAACTAAAAGATGCTATCCAGAAAATGCAACCAGAAGATTTGCAAGATGACCTGCGCAGCGAAATATTTAAGGTACTATGCGAAATGGATGAAAGCAAACTTGTCGATATGTACAACCGAAATGTCTTGAGGTTTTATATAGTTAGGACTATGCTTAATATGACTCAATCAAATACAAGTCAATTTTACAAATTATATCGTAAACCATTACAAGCGGAATTGCCGATATATGACAGAGACGAAGATTTACTTAACCGAGTAGAAGATGAACTAAGCAAACTCCATTGGTTTAGTAGCGACCTATTGAGGCTTTATGCAATTAATCATAATTGCAATGCCAAGGAATTAAGTAGAGTAACAGGTATACCTTATATGACTATACACAGGGTATTAAAATTAACTAAGCGTGAATTAAAAAAACAATTAAGAAAATGATACTAACAATTTTAGCAGCTATTAGCTTTGCTTTATTCTTTGTAGAAATACACCAGTTACATAAAAAGTGGTACTTAGATTTCAAACCTTTCACTTGCACAAGTTGTCTGAGTGCTTGGGTTGGACTTGCCTTATTTATGTTGCCTGAAATAATTACAAACATTTTTGCGGTTGTATTTATTCCAGGGGTACTTGCTCCAGTATTAGCTAAATTTATGTGGAACTTATGGAAATAGAACATATAAATTACTTGGAACTGCACAGACCTAACTACGAAATGGTGCAGAACGGATATGTTAGGAATATAGATTTAGACATCTTAAAAATGTACGAGCATATTTATCGCAAGTATATGAGTCCAGATTTCATTTTAACTGTATGGTGCAGCCATTGTATCTTTGATATGATTAAACGTTTATACGAATGGTATGACGCACAACCAAAACCAAAAAAGCGCAAATGAGAATACTTTGCATCACATCAGCAAATAGCGGAGTCGGTTATCACAGAATTATAATGCCTATTGTTAATATGCAAAAGGACTATGCTTTGATAACAGATGTGCTTAATGATGAAATACTTGAACAGGGATGGGACATTCTACTTATAAATAGAATGCTAAACGAAATAAACGCAACGCAATTAGTAGAATGGAGAGCTAAGTATGGCTTTAAATTGGTAGTGGACAATGACGATTACTGGGAACTTGACCCAAGCCATTTATTGTATCTGCGGTATCAGTATTTTAATATACCTCAACAGATTATAGATTACATAAAGATTGCTGACCTTTGCACCTGTACACATGAAAGGTTAGCCAACGAAATATATAAGCATAACAAGAACGTACATATTTTGCCTAATGCCTTACCTTATGGCCAAGAGCAGTTCCAGGATAATAAGACCGAAGATTATAAAACAAGGCTATTCTGGTCTGGTAGTGGAACTCACGAAAAAGATATTGAGTTACTAAGACAACCTTTTAAGAGGTTACAAGGAATGAGCATAAGGACTGTGATAGCGGGGTACAATGATGGAGAAAAGCCTATATGGGATAAGATGATTGATGCTTTCACTTGCGGTTTGAAGCTTAATCCTACTATTTATAACTATGCAAGAGTTACGGAATATATGGGAAGCTATACGGATAGCGACATATCTATTATCCCTTTAGTAGATAGTAAGTTCAACGCTATGAAGTCAAATTTAAAGGTATTAGAGACGGCAGCAAAGAAGAACCCTGCAATTGTTAGCTATGTACATCCTTACCTCGACCTACCCGTACACTATGTTAAAAGCCAAAAGGATTGGTATAAACATATAAAAGATTTAGTCAGCGATGCGGATATGCGGAAGGAGAGCGGACAGAAGCTTTTTGAGTTTTGCCAAAAGAATTATAACTTCGAGGCAATAAATTTAGACAGAAACTATATTTATAATAAACTATGCCAATAACTAAGTGCCCAAATGGAAAATATAAAATAGCAAATGGCGGTTGCGTTTACGAGACCGAAGAAAAAGCAATGCAGGTATGGAAAGCGATTTTGGCAGGTGGTAATTTTGTTGAAACAGATGGTAAATTTGTTGAAAGTTATACCGACTATCCTGAGTCAGCAACTAATAACGCAAAACGGGCTATCGAATGGGCAGAAAAAAATGGATGGGGCTCTTGTGGGGAAGCGACAGGAAAGGCGAGAGCAAGACAATTAGCTAATAAAGAGCCAATAAGCAGAGACACAATAGCAAGGATGGCTTCTTTTAAAAGACATCAACAACATAAGGATGTGCCTTATAGTGAGGGGTGCGGTGGGTTAATGTGGGATGCCTGGGGAGGAACTTCTGGCGTTGAATGGGCGATAAATAAACTAAAAGAAATAGATAAAAACTAATTTCATGCTTAAATTTTTAATTAATAACCAACGGAAAATTTAATGGGGAAAGTATGAAAAAACACACACAAATATATTTGCAGGGGATGGGGTATAAAACAACCGACTTCGTTCCCTGCGAAGTGTGTGGATGCCAGGCGGTCGATGTTCACCATATAGAAGCAAGGGGAATGGGTGGCTCTAACGAGAAGGATGTAATAGAAAACCTAATGGGGTTATGCAGAAAATGTCATATAGACTTTGGAGACAAGAAACAATATAAAGAATTTCTAAAAGATATACATAAACAAAACTACCGATGCTATTAACTGACAAGGAGTTCCTGGAGTATGAACTTAACAACGGAATAGGAATGCATAACGATTTCTTTAAGGACTTAGCTCGTAATAGCGTAGCCCAGATTAAAGACTTACCTATAAAATCAGTATTAGATTACGGGGCAGGGACAGGGGTTTATAGCGATGCTTATTTCCAGGCAGGGTATGATATTGTTGCTTATGAAATATTCCAGTCACATAGGGAATATATGAGGCAAAACGTAGCTTATGTAGAAATAGTAGACGAAGCGGTTACAACAGACTTGCTTAATTTTATAGAGACGGCAGAACATATGACCGACAAAGAACTTGATTACCTGTTCAGTAAGATAAAGCCCAAATATATTTTATTCAGTTCTACATCACAAAGAGTGCCAGGCTTTGACGAGTCCTGGGGGCATGTCAATATAAAAGAGCAAGAAGAATGGGATAGCTTTTATAAGTCAAAAGGCTATACTAAGATTAAAGATTTATCACAACCTACAAATTGGAGCAAATTATATGGCAAAGATTAAAGAAAACAATAGTAAAACTTCTTTCGGTAAACGTAAAAGAGGAAGCGCAAAGAAGTCTTTTAATAAGCATAACCCAAGACCTAAAGCATATAAAGGACAAGGAAGATGAGAAAGCTAAAGGCAATCTGGTATATCTTAACTCATAAAGCTTATTTTCTTGCAGTATGTAAGACGGGCTTTAATGGAGACGAAATGACAACTATTGGGAATTATACCTATTCAATGGCAGACACTTTAATTAATAAGCACATAAACGATATAGATAATTTTTTAGACCAACAGGATGCATTAGACGAAGCCAATGAAATTATAAATGGAATATTATGATACAAAAAGTACCAATCAACTCAGTAAAAGCAAACCCTAACAATCCACGAATTATAAAGGATGATAAGTTTGCTAAACTCGTTAAGTCAATTAACGAATTCCCGCAGATGCTAAACCTCCGACCAATTGTAGTAAATGACGAAATGGTTGTACTCGGTGGCAATATGCGACTAAAGGCTTGTAGGGAAGCAGGACTGAAAGAAATATCAATCATTAAGGCAAGTGAGTTAACGGAAGAGCAGCAAAAAGAGTTTATAGTAAAAGACAACGTGGGCTTTGGAGAATGGGACTGGGAGGACTTAGCTAATAACTGGGATGCGGAAGACTTAGAAAATTGGGGCTTAGAAATTCCAGGGGTAAGCGATAGCGAACAAATAGAAGGCGAAATAAAAATTAGCAATGAATTAGACCAACAGAGCAATTACATAGTGTTAAAATTCAGTACTGATATTGACTGGTTACAGGTACAGAGCATATTCCAATTAGAGAGCACATATAGCCTAAGACAGAATGGTAAGACCTGGAGTAAGGGAGTAGGAAGGGTAATTGATGGCGTGGATGCTATTTTAAAAATTAAAGAGAGCGGAAATGAAGGTTAAATTTTATGCCCCGTCTTATAAGAGACCACAGAAAAGCATTACCCAAATCAACTACCCATTTGTTAAATTAATAGTAAGGGAAAGTGAGGCGGAAGAATATATAAGGAATGGTAACGATATACATATTGTGCCAGATAGTGCCCAGGGCAACCTATGTAGGATTAGGAATTATATTTTAGATAACCTATTCGATGCAGATTGCGTTATCTTATTGGATGATGATTGCAAGGGCATTTATAGATGGGAGGAACAAAGCAAGGTTAAGTTTAACCCAGAAGAATTAATGGAGTTCTGCGAGTCAATGGCTATATTATGTAACGACTGGGGGTTTAAGTTCTGGGGATTGAATTGCATACCCGACAAGGGGGCGTATAGAGAACATACCCCGTTTGGTACTTTACAATACATTGGTGGACCTTTCCAGGCTCACTTAAAAAACAATATTAGGTACGATGAAGATTTACCACTGAAAGAGGATTACGATATTACGCTCCAGCATATTAAAGCCAATCGAGGATGCCTAAGAGTTAACTATGCATTTTATGATGTGAAACAAGCTGAGCAATCTGGTGGGTGTGCTACATATAGAAACCTACAAAAAGAAAAGGAACAATTTGAATTATTACAAAAGAAATGGGGCTCGAATATTATAAGTCAGGATAAGAAAAGCAAAAGGAGTTATGACTTTAACCCTATATTAAAGATACCTTTGAGGGGGGTATAAACAGAATAAAAACAGAATGAGCAAAGAACATTTAATACCATTCAAGCCAGGTCAATCTGGTAACCCAAATGGGAGACCAAGGAAATACGTAAGCTTATTAAAAGAGCAGGGGTATAAGGTATCGGAAATAAACGATACTATCCAGGCTATGATGGCAATGGATATAGAGGAACTTAAGTCAGTATGGGATAACCCAAGGGCAACTATATTAGAAAAGACAATCGCAGCGGCTATGCGTAAGAGCCTTGAAAAAGGAAGCCTTTATAGTTTAGAGACTTTGATTACTCGGGTTTATGGGAAACCAAAGGAAACGCTGGACACTACTAATAAAACAGAACTAACAGGCAAAATACAGGTTGAAGTTGTGACAAGCGGAGTACCTATAGCCAACAGAGAAACAGATGTTTAAGACTACCGATGTATTTTTAAGTAACAGAAATGCTGAAACCGACATTGTAATTAATCAAGGCGGTACAAGTAGTGGAAAGACCTATTCAATATTGCAGAACTTATTCCTTCACGCAATAGAAAACGATAGAGCTATTATCACTGTTGCAGGTCAGGATATACCAAACTTAAAAGTTGGACCGATAAGGGATGCCCATAACATAGTAGAGAATACCGAAGGGCTATCCAATTACATTTTAGAGTATAACAAATCGGATAGGGTGTTTACGTTTGTAAATGGCTCGATTATAGAGTTTAAAAGTTATGATGATGCCCAGGATGCCAAGCAAGGCAAAAGGGACTACCTGTTCTTAAACGAGGCAAATGGAGTAGATAAAATCATTTGGGACGAACTTTATATCCGTACCAAAAAGAAAAGCTATATTGACTATAACCCAAACAATGAGTTCTGGGTGCATACTGATTTAATAGGTAAGCCAAACGTAACGCTTATAATCAGCGACCATAGGCATAATACTTTCCTTGACCAAAAGATACACGAGAAAATCGAGGCTATCGAAGACCCAGAACTATATAAGGTTTATGCTCGAGGACTTACTGGTAAACTTGAAGGCGTTATATTTAGAGACTATAACGTAGTCCCTGGGGTAAGCCCAGATGCTAAGCTTATAGGGTACGGCTTAGACTTTGGCTTTAGTAATGACCCTACGGCTTTGGTTGCCCTTTATTCTCAGTCTGGAGAACTCATCGTGGACGAGCTTATTTATGACAGGGGACTATTGAATGTGCGTATTAGCGATTTAATGCGTGAATTAGGCGTTAATGGGCGTATTGTGGCAGATAGTGCCGAACCGAAGTCAATCGCTGAATTAAGCGCATATGGATGGCAAATAGAGGGTGCTAAAAAAGGTGCTGATAGTGTCAGGCAATCTATTAATACTTTGAAGCGTTATAAACTCAATGTAACACAAAGGTCGAGCAATCTAAAGAAGGAACTGAATGGCTATAAATGGAAACAGAACAGAGACGGAAAGCTTGACAATGAGCCAGTCGATTTCCTTAATCACGCCATTGATGCCCTCAGGTATGCCTCACTTAATATCCTGGACAACCCAATGTCAGGAAGATATGCTTTCTTGTAACTTATTGATTTTCAATAATAAGTAAAAAATCTACATTTTTTTTTAAAAAAAGTTTACCCATTTTGATTGTGGAATGTGAATGCTTTGTATATTTGATACATCAATTAATCAAAAAACACAATCACAAATGAAAACTACTACACAAAGAGTAAAAGAAATCAGAAACGAATTAAAGAACGTTTTACCTGCTTACAAGTTTTCTGTAACGAAAAGACATTACAATGGAGTAACAATTGTTATTTTATCTGGACCTGCTAAATTAACTGATAAGTATGAAAGTGTTAATCACTATTATATAAATGAAAGTACAGACCCCGTAAAAAGAAATGTTTTAACTATTATAGATAAAATTGCCAATGAAGGTGTATCTTATAGAGAAACAGGGGATTACGGATGGCAGCCAGATTTTTATGTGAATATTAAAATTGGGGAATACGATAGACATTATATCCATAATTAAAATACTCAGGGGTGCGACTGACCAACGCATAAATTTTAACCACTAAATTAATAGAATGAAAAATTTAATTCAATTAGAAAAAGAACTACAAGACCTAAGAGTTGCTTTTGCCCAAAAGCTTATTAGCACAAATGAATACTGCGAGTTATATTTAACTATAAGCAAAAAAATTAAAGCAATTAAATAAACTAAACACAATGAAAAAAGAAAACAAATTAGGAAACATCGTACACTTATCCGCTCTTGAAAAAGCAAGTAAAAATATTGAAATACTCTACAATTTTTGCGGAGACTTTCACAAAGTATTAGAGTCGGACTATAAGCAACAAGACCTAAAAGAAAAAGGGATGACTTTCCCGCAGTATTGCGTAGTAGTATTTGCAAATTTAATAGAACCACAAACAAAATAAAATGAAAAAAGAAACCGCTCAACTATTAGCCGTATTTTTAGTAGCCTGTTACCTTATAGGTCAACTCCAGGATATATACGCAAAATGATTTACGTTATATGCTCCCTGCTTATTGCAACAGGCTTTGTGATGGCAGCCATCAGTGATTACTTTATAAAACAAAACAATGACAGAACTAAGCAAAGAATACATAGACAAGTATTACGCAAGTGAACCCATTAGCATTATGATGAATAACATAAACGCTACTTACCTTGAAATATTAATGTACTGCAAGGAAAGAGGCTATGAACCTTCTAAGCGTAGATTAAGAAGAAAAGAACATAACTCAAAAAAAGGCTTTTTTGACATCGAAGCCTATAAACCAGAAACAATTTAACCAAAAAAAATAATATGAAAAAAGAAAAAGAATTACCAGATTTTGTAGATGATGGAGTACTATGCGTGAGCAATATTGATGGAAAACTAATGATGTTTGTTAATCGTTTTAAAATGGATGCATTAACTAACAAGGATAAATTAGAAATAATTGAAATACTTACAAAGTTTATCACCGTGCAAATTATAGAAGTTAATAGCGAAAAAAAATAAAAAATGGAACTACAACAAATATTTGAGACAACAAAAGAACAAAGGGCGGAGTTTACGCACCAATTAATTGAACGCCTAAACAATGGGGAACTTGACCCGTTAAAAACGCATCTTCAGGTTAAAGCCTTAGAGGATATGCTTGAGACCTTAAAAGCAAGTAAGGACTATAAAGATGCAGTATTAAACGCAGCCGTACAGAATGGTAAGGAGTTTGAGTATATGAGTGCTAAATTTAACATTCGTGAGGTCGGGGTTAAGTATGACTATACCAAATGCGAAAGTCCTGCTTATGAGGAAATAATGCTTGATTACAACGATGCATCAAAACGTAAAAAAGATATGGAGGACTTTTTGAAAAAGGTGCCACATTCTGGTCTTGACATTATAAACGGAGTTACCGGAGAAGTTACAAGGGTTTACCCCCCTGCCAAAAGTAGCACAACCTCAGTAGCCGTATCATTAAAATAAAACTTATGATTTTAAAAATTATTGGACTTATTATACTAATTTTAGCGATTATAGAAATTAGAGACATATATAACCAAACGAAATGATAGTAGCAATAATATGTTCTTTAATCTCAGCAACCCTTATATCAATAGTATGGGTTCGATTAATAGATCAAAGCAACAAGATGTTAGAACAAGACAAAAAAGAAAACA